TAGTTTCACCTTCGATGTTGTAGGTAACGTTGGAATGAAGCAAGTTGTTAACAGCTTCCGTGTCAGGCACACCGTTCGGGTAAGCCTGGCCATACCGCGCTGGCACAATGAAACTGCCTGGAGTCTTTGGGTCGTCCTGCTTCAGATTGAAGTCAAAACGCCAGATACCGATCTTCACCTGTTCTTGGACAGCACGCCGCAGTCCTTCATAGATTGCCTCATCAAGCAGTCGCCAGTAGGTATCCACTACGAAAGTTTCTGCGGTGGCACCTGGTGTCCGTACAGTCCCCTTCTTCAGCTGGATGTTAGAAGTTGAAGGCGTGTCAGTAGTAGAAGTGGCAGCCTGCTGCCCTAGCATCTTAATAAGGTCGCTTGGCTTGTCCCAAGGGAACTTAATTCCATAGATGATCAGGTCTGCTTTACGCATATCGCTTTCCGCGATGATGTTATTCACCGTGTCTAATGCCATTATTTATCCTTCCTTTCTGGTATTGCGTAGACGAAGTAGTCGAACAGAAAAGCCCCTCGTTTTACCGAGTGGCCGTCGTTTGCTTCGTCGTCTAAATTTCTGCCTGAGTAATTGTCAAATACTGAGAACCACTCAGAGCACTTTACTTTTCTCATTACATTGATTACTTCTCGATTAAGCCGCAGCAGTGTCCCCATCTGCGTCGGGTCCGTATACACATCCACCGATAACGTCAGTTTGACGACCTCTGCGCTATGCAGTACCTCCGGCTCATCCTGGCTATTTTCCAGGTCAAGGATAATCTGCGGATACTGTTCTTTGTGTGGGTGGCCGTTATAGAACACGGGGGCAGATACGGCTTTGAGTGCCTTCTTAGCTTGTGCTAGTAGGTCTTCTTCTGGTCCCATTCTGCCCTCCTATTCCAGCGCTCGGCGCATTGTTTCGGTAAATTTACTGTCAAGTTTTGCAATGACTTTTTCACCGCTAGGCTTCATGAATGGCTCTTTAGCCATCTTCTTAGTCCCAAACTCGACTGCAGACCCGTAGTAGTAAACATTCTCACTCTTCGATGGACGATTGATCTGGTGGATCTTCTTAGCACCCCGTTTGATCGTCTGACGTGCCTTCTCAGCGTCCTCAGACGTTGCCAGGGGGACAACGCTAACTTTCAGGCCGTCATCACTGAATTGAGGCGTGATGCTTCCCTGCAAGGTACCAGTAGGCACATAATCGCTCTTGCTGTGGCCGACCTGCTGGCTTTCAAGCTTCTGAGCTTCGTCCACCTCTTCTGCAGCAGCATTACGAATGAATACCTTACTAGCAGCTATGGCCCGCTCGTGTTCAATCTGAAATACTTCCAGTGCATTCGGCATTCCTAACGCAGCTAGATGGCTTGCAACGGCACGAGCCTGTTCAAAGTTACCCATGCTGACCGAGAACTCCACCCGTGGCTGTTGTTCGTAGTTATTGGGCATTGAAGGTCACCTCACCATTAGCAATGTAGAAGTCTGTCCTCATCAAGTGGCGCCCCACCTTCTGAATTTTGTGGACGGTGGTCGGGTCATCCGGATTGTAGTCATCAAGGCCAATTGAATCAGCCTCATACTCACCGAAGACCCGGACAATTGTTACGTCGTACATCTCACCGCTTGCAAAGTTGATGTTGGTCCGCTTGACGTTGGCCTTTACTTTCTTGACCGACGGTTTTGGATTGTAGTCCATGTCATCGTCATCGGCGGCCAGTGGCTTCGTAATCAAATAAACCGTGTGATCATATCGCATAGGATCACCAACCAATCGCTCGGCCAGTCATGCTATCGTCAGCGCCCGTCTTCCGGTCAATCCACGCTTGAAGATCTGGCAGATAGTCCTTGAGGTCATTAGAGCTGAAGCTAAGCGTCAGCCCTTCCTCCGATACACTCGTCATGCCTTCATTGTGGAATTTGTTGAACTTGGCTAGAGCCATTTGATCAACGATATAGCCAAGCTCATCTGGGAAAATGCTTGGGTCATCTGCATAGCTGGCAACGTAGGTCATGATGGCCTGCTTGGCATCTTCAACGTAGATCTGGACACGTGCCTTTTCAGTATCGTCTAGCTCCACGCCTAGAAGTGTCTGAATGCGGGTAACAGTTTGATTGTCAGCCATATTAGATCACCTCATTACTTGCCAGCTGGCGTTGTTGGCTGCGTGGTGTTGGTGGTGCTGTTAGTCGTCTTGATGGTGTCAGCAGTCGTGGTGAACTTAACGAACGGAATCAATTTAGCGTCAGCCACGCGAGTCCAGTACTTGGCGTTGCCCATGTCATCAATAGTTGGGAATGCCGCAGTGGTATTAGCTGAAGCCTTTGCTGCTTGATATGCAGATTCATTCCAAGACATACCAGCAGGTGCCAGTACGAAACGGCGACGGTTTACCAGGTAGTCAACACCGTGGAACCGCAGACCATCACGGCCAGTTTCAACAGCGTGGTTAACTGGCAGTTCAGACCAGCCGAAAGCACCCGTAGCAAACAGGTAGCTAGTGTATACGCCGTCCTTAACTGGCAAAGAATCATCGACAACAATCCGAACGCCCTTGATCGTGTCACCCGGATTCGGTGCTTGGATCTGTGTTGGCAGTGTGTTGCCATTTACAAGAATCGTGTTGCCAGTCTTCTGGTCAACGATGTTAGCGTTCTGCAGTTGCTGCAGGATGTCAGAGTGGACTGCTACAACAGCCAGGTCACGGTAACGTTCACCCAGCTGGAACCGAGCAGCGTTGAAGTTTGCCAGTGAGAAGGTGTGGTCACTGCGCCGACCATCGGTAGCGTCAAACTGATTGATGTTCTTCATAGAGTCAGCTGCAAAGACACCGTCCAGGGTCTTCAGCAGGATCCGTTCATTGATGTGCTGCCAGTAGTCAGCAACAGAGTTACTCATCGCACGCAGCGGATCAGCGCCTGCTAGTTCAGCGGCCAGGTCGGTTGCGGACCAACCTTGGTCCATGCCGTATTCACGAGCTTGGGAAACGCCAGTGTTGATGGTGTGGAGCTCAATGTCCTTGCTGTCATCAGGGATTTGTGGATCAGTGTCCGCTAATGGCTTGAAGTATGGCATGTTAACCAGGAAACCACCGCCTGCCAGCTGGGAAGCAAGGCTAGGAACGGCGCTGATAACACCAGACTTAAAGAATTCATCTTGTTCAACAGAACGTTGTGCGGTATAAGCAGCCCATGATTCAGGGATCTGCATATCAGCGAGCTTAGTCGCAGTAGTAATATCTGCCATGTTTAATTAGTCCTCCTTAATTTGCACCAAAGTAAAAGCCCGTCGGTTGCGCTTGTGCGATCATCTGACGAGCTTGGTCTGGATTAGTTGCTAAGATTTGCTGTTGCTTGGTGAGATTGAATCCTTGCTTAGACCAAGGATTGTCACCCATCGCGATTTGTGCACCACCGTTGCCGCTTGTTGGGTTCTGTTTACCCTTCAGTAGCTTTTCAGTGGCTTCTTGCACCTTTTTCTGAACGTAGCCGTCCAGTAGTTCCAAGTTATGTGAAGTAGCTGCATCATCATCGCCCATCACCAGTGGCAGCATGTCCGCGCTGATTCCCTTATCTAGCAGCAGGGATTTGGTCTGGTACTGCCGGATCTGCTGATCAAGGTCAGCCTGTTTCTGGGCTATCGCTCTCTGCCGGTCAGCTTCCTCAGCCTTGGCCCGTTCGTCAGCGGTCATCTTGGCCCGATCAAGTGCCTTCTTAATGGCATCTTGTTTGTCCTGTTCAGCCTGTGCTTGCTGAGCCTGGAGCTTGGCTTGTGCCTTTTCTTCCTGCTTAGCGAGCTTTGAGCCGATCAGCTTGTCGATCACGGCTTGCTGTTCGTCAGTAAAGCTGACCTCAGGCTGGCTTTGTTCTTGTGACTGGTCTTGATCCTGCTGTGGATCCTGAGTTGGGTTCTGATTCGTGTTGTCTTCGTTCATAGTTGAAGCCTCCCGTTTAACGTCCGTCGACTTAGTCCGTTTAACCCCCGTCGGGTAAAGCCGTCCGCTCTTTTACGCCTGGCAGCACGTTTGAAGGCATGAAAAAGCGGCTATCCGTTTGAATAGTCGCTATAAATTCATATCTGCTAATGCTTCTTTTACCGGTGTCTCGGCTGGAATGATATTGCAAGCACAGCGCGGATGAAACGGTGGTACGTTCACGCCAGCCACCATCTCGTCAATTTTGACCCGCGTCTTGTCCATACCATCGCAAAAGCTACAAGTGTGTGAGTTGTGTCGGCTAACGACCTTCACGTACTTGTAGCCCTTGAGCTTGAGTTCCTTACCAACTGCTTTCACCTGAGTAACTTTGGCTTCGGTCACGTACACCCGTTCAATGTCTGACTTCGTGTGCATGTAACGCTTCTGAGCAGCGGTCTTCCAGCCGTCTGATTTGAAATTCCACAGTTTGTCCTTCTTCAAGGCTTCGGCTGCGGCCTTCTTCATGGAATTTGGATTCATGTGATTCTGCACCTGGTAGTCGATCACCTTGTCCATGTCAATCGCCAGGCTCTGCATGTGTTTGAAGACCAGCGGCAGAGTGTCGGTGTCGTTGCCAGACTGAACAGCAATCCGCATCAAGGCGCGGCGCCGGAGCTGGCTGTTATAGCCTTGCACACCTTTGCCAGTTAGCTGAGTCACTTTGTCGGTGATCAATGCTTGCTGCTGGGCAATATGATCAGCAACATCAAGCCCAAGCTGAGCAATGTTAATTCGGCTTGTAAGCTCCGCTACGTCCTTATTCGTTCGATACGGTAAATTGTTCAATAAGGCGCCCAAAACGGCTCTCTGTTGAGCTGTGGTGGCCTCAGCGCGCAATACACGCAAAGCTTCAAACGCGTCGCGTATATCATTCGGGTCAGCGTTGGAGTTCCAGCGCAATCCGTTATTGAAGAAATGGTCAAGGCTGACTTCTTGCTTGTGTTCAGCCCGTGTCACGATGTCTTCCAATCGCTGCACACTGGTGTCAGCTGGATTGAAGATCTTGTTAAGCTGGTCGAACCATTCTTGGTCTGTCATTGTTGATCATTCCCTTGCTGATCGTTCTTCGGCGGTACCAGAGCGTTTTGACCGGTGGCAAAGATCTTGCCAAGGCCAAAGTCACCGCTCTTCTGCTGAGCTTGAAAGTCGGCATCGTGCTTCTGCTGATCGTCCACCCGTTGCTCTTCGGCATCTGCTGGCACTCCAGTTATCCGCTGGGCGATCTCACGTAACGTCTGCAAGCTGACCATGCCTTGCACGCTGG